CCGTGCCTTCCTTGAGAGTCGGCGGAACCGGGTCGGGCGTGTTGCCGGCGGCAAGCCACGCCAGATAGGCGCGGTAATCCGAATTGCGCGTGTCGGGCGGAATGGTCGCCCCATCGATTGTGCGGGTTATGTAGCCGTCGCCCCGCAAGCCGTATTGTTTGGCCATTGGTTACTGTCCGGGCAGCCGGATATTGAACGATGGCAGACCGAAGGTCCCGCCCGAGGAAACCGCCACGGATGCCGCAAGCGACCCGTTGGCAAGTAGCCTCGAATTGGCCGTGTCCACAACGGCCCATTTTTGCGCGGTGCCGCTCGCCGTGATGTTGCCATCCGTGAAAGCGGTACTGGCGACCTTGCGCCCGTTTGGCGACCCGGCGGATGGCGCACCAAAAGCGCCGCCGGCTGAAAACACTTTCTTGCCGAGGGTGTTTGTGGTCACATCCGAATAGTTGGATGGGTCCGCGTTCAAGACGTGGATTTCATCCGCCAGCGTGTCGATTGCCTGCAAGCCATTGTCAAGCACATAGTCGCCAACCGCGTTTGCCATCGTGACCTCCGTTTAGCCGTGCCGAACAAAGACAAACGTTCCGATATCTTCCCGGCCGGCGCTTGTTTCGTGGTAGTTCATTTCGATGCAGCGATACCCCATCTGATCCATTACGCGGACCAAACCCCAATTGGTGAAATACCAAAAGTGTTCATCAGGCCGGAAGTGTCGCGACCGCAGCACGTGGTCCCGATTATGAAAAACCGGCAAGCTCATAAAGATGATTGCGGCCTGCCGCGCGAGAATGTTTGCCGGCTGCGCGATGTGTTCGAACGAGTCCCAAAAGGTCAGCGCAAGCGGGTCCGTTTCGTATGGGTCGCGCCAGCGCCCGGTATCCTTGAGCATTTGGACCGCAACGGGGTTGACATCGTATCCGTGGCACGGGCGAAAGCGCGCCATGCTTTCGAGGAATTGACCGCAGCCGACCCCCACATCGATTAGCGGCATGCCGAGCGGCAGGTGTTTATTGACCAGCGCCACACGGATTGAGGTCAGCAATTCGCCTAGCTCAGTCTTGGCGTACCCCACATACTTGTCAAAGTATGCCTGATCATAGGCGGCGGGGCGGGTGACCAAATAGAACCCATGCCCCTTGTCGTCATACCAAATCAGGCCGCTTGCGCTGGTGTCATGCAACGACCGAAAACCGCCGGGAGGTCCAGTATCGTCTTCGGACAATCGTGCCGCATGTTGTTGCATGTGCAAAACCTTTCAGGGCGGGCAAAGGTCAATTGGTGTTGCCACCATGGCGCGATGATTTTTTCGGGCGCGTTGTGCCCGCCTTGTCCGCCAAGGATGATTAGGCCGCGTTTGCCGGCGGCGACGGCTGCCGGGACAATCCAGCCAACCCCCCCGACCAGCACGTCAGCCGCGGCGACCAGCGCCAGCAACCGGCTAATCGTGACCTCGCCCGCAAGGTAGGACTCATGGGCGGGCGGCAGGTCGCCGACTAGCGTTTCCTGTCCGGCGGCGAGGTCCGCCACGGCAACGACGTGGTGCGTCGCAAGCAACCATTGCGCCGCTTGACTGACATACCGGGGGTCCGGGTTGCGCGCCGCGTTCATCCATTCCTTGCGGACCGTGACCGGGCGGACAATCGCGATGGGCTTTGCGGCCTCGGGCCATGGGGTGTGAACGGGCGGCAAATCGAGGGTCAGCTTATCGGCGATGCGGAAGGCTTGCGCCATTTCCTCGAATAGCGGCAGGCGATTCAGATTGTAGTGAATTCGCAAATGCATCGCGTTTGACGGCGGCGGAACCCAACGCCCCGGATGCTGGCGGTCAACGTTCTTGAGTTGAGTCCGCAAGGTCCGGTGCCCGCGCACAAAAAACACGTTGCGGATATCTTCATACAATTCGGGCCATGGCGTTTCGAGATAGACCGGCCCGCGTTGCGCCAGCGTGCGGATGAAAGGCCGCTGATAAATGTTATCCCCTAGCCCCCACATGCCTTGCACGTAATAGCGCATCATTTGCTATCGCCTCGGGCAGGGAAATTTTTGGCCACCATGGCAGGCCGCTTTGTGGCGACGCGTTGTCAACATGCACCCCGCGACCACGCAAAGGCAACACCAAAGACTCGAGGTCCGCCCGTTGTTCCTCTTGCCAGCCGTGCCGCAGGTCCCAAGGGTGTGGGGCATGGTGATGGCTGCGGCCTTGCGGGTCAACGGCATTGTCAACGCCTATCAACACAACGCCCGCAACGCCCAAATGAACGGCGAGATTGATTGCAGCCGTTGTCGACGTGCGCCTGATCATGACCGTATCGGGCGAGGTCGCGATGCCCGGCGCTATGCAGCGGCGCAGGTGCAGCACCCGCGGATGAACGACCGTGCTGGCGACGGTCGCTAGCCGGCCGGCAAAGCCTGCGGCGGCAGCCTTGCCGTATTGTTCGAACCATCGCGCGTCGCCAAAGAAAAGCAAGTCAGCGAAAGGCACGCGCGCCCAACTCGAATTAATCGCGATAACGCGGGCACCTTTCAGCGGCGTCAAATCTTGGCTGGCAACGGACGGGCCGCTAGCGACAATGAAACAGGTTTCGCCGTTCCATTCCCGTGCGACCCGCCAGAAATCAGACAATCTTACCCTGCTGCAAGGCTTGCGGCATGGTGCACATGTAAAGCGGATACGAATACATTTCGACATCCGCCCACATGTTGCGCAGCATGTCCTGGACAATCCACGAATAGGATTGCTGCCCGGGCGTGTTGACGAATTCGAACCGCTCGTCGGCGGGGGCGTAGACCTCCTGAAAGATACCCGCGCCGGCCGGAAAGAATTTCACCTTTTTGTCGGGCACGGCGACAGTCGAATTGTCATCCGTGCCGCGATAGTTGATGAAGGTGATTCCGCCGTAGTCGAAAGTTTGCCACGACGCATTTTCCTGCAAGCGGGTCGCCTGCATCGCGTATTGCCACGTCTGCCGAACTTCTTTGGTGGCCATAAACGCATCCCACCATGAGTCGGACGCAAGCCCGTAAACGGCAACCCCGGTCCCACCGAGTCCCTTGAGTGCGCGCAGGATTGCCCGGCGCGTCACGCTGCATTGCGTGCGGATTGACCCGTCATCGGTCGCTGCGGACAAGGTCCACGTGACCTCTGCCGGAAGGGATTGCTGGAATTCGGTCGACCAATTGTAGATCGTTCCGCCGTCCGCATCGAGGGTTGCACCCTGCACCGCGCCAAGTCGCATGTTTTCCCAAGTCAGGGAAAAATCACGCTGCATCAAATATTGCTGGCGCTGCACCAGGACCTCAAGGGTGTTCAATTCCGTCACCTGTCCGAAGGCGCGGATGCCCGCGATTTCGGATGCCATAATCCGGCGGGACCGGGCAAGGCGCGGGACCTGAAACGGGCGGACCTTGCGCGATGTTTCGTCTTCGGTCCCGGGGGTCGGGGGTCCGCCGCGCGGCGAGGTATGGATGATTGCGGGTTCGTTGGCGCGTTCCTCCACAAAAATCCATTTGCTTGACGGATTGCCAAGCGGGGGCGGAACGAATAGGCCCGGAATGGACCCAAGCAAGGTCGGCACATAACCGGCCTTGTCGATGCCCGCCGTGAGATTTTGGGCGCTGAAAGCGTCCTGTCGGAAGACGTCCATGGTCAACATGGTTTTCTTGACTCCTATTTGGCGTAAGGCCAATAAAAAAGGCGCCTTGCGGCGCCCTATTCACCCGGCCGGTTGTTTGGTGTGATCAGGTCGACTCGGTGTCGGTTGACGTGCGCACGACAATGCCAACGGCGAGCAATTGGGTATGCTTCGCCGATTTCTTTGAGTCGTCATCCACGCTGGAATCGTAAGTGAGGTCGGCAGCGCGGACCTCCGAGTCGCGGGCCAGCACCCCGGCGACAACGTCGTCTGCGGTCGCGTCCACATCGTCAAACAAAACCGCCACGGCGGTTTGCGACCCATCCGAACCGGTCGCGGGCGACGCAACGTATTTGCCGCCCGAGGTCAGCTTGCCGAGGACAGTCCCGGCATAAAGCACACCAGCGCCGCCGGTCCCGCCTGCGATGGTCACGGACTCTCGGGCACGTGCATAGTTTGCTTCGGACTGAATGAACCCGCCGGCCCGGATTCGGTTTGTCAAAACCGTCATTGCCGAGTCTCCTTTGGTTGCCACAATTTGTTGTCGACCATGATTGCCGCCTGTTCGATCCCGATTTTTTCTGTTTCGGCGCAGCGAATGATTGCCTGCAAGCGCCGCTTGTTTGCGATTACGTCAACGCTAGCCGTGCCGTTGCCGCCGCCGCCGTCGCTGGTCGGGTATGGGATGATTCCAACCGCGTCGCCCGCGGCGGCGCGGCTTTCGAGCAACCGGGCGCGGACCTGCGCCACGGGAGTCTTTGCGGAAATGAACCGTTGCGCGGCTGCCGCCGGCTGGCCCGCCAGCGCGCAAAGCTCAAGGGTCGCGGCTGCGTCATCCGCGCCATAGCTCGCCGCTACCGGGGGCGAGGCCGGGACCTCGCCCGGCGCCGGACCTAGGACAAGCGCCGGGGCGGGGTCCGGGTCAGCCGGGGCCGCAGGCGCGGGCGGGGCCTCGGGCGCACCAGCGACCACCGCAGGTGCCACGGCGGGGGTTTCCGGCGACGCGGGGTCGGGCGGACCTGCCTCGGCCGGGTCGGGACTGCCGCCCGGGACCGGGTCGGCAAGTGTCCCGGCCGGGGCACTCGCGCCGCCGGAAGGGTCGGGCGCGTCGCTGGCATAGATTGCCGCGACCATGGCCCGGTGTTTGTCGGGAACCCGGTCCATGGCAAAGGTCGCCGTCATAGCAACCGGGTCCGTTGTTTCATCGCAGTAGCCGCGTTCCGCGCATTCCGCGGCGGTCATAAGCCGGTCTTCCGCCATAAGGCTGCGCACGGCATCGAGGGTTTGCCCGGACCGCGACGCGTAAGTGTTGGCGTAGGAACCGGCGACCCTTTCGAGGTCATCCGCCATCGCGCGGTGCACGCTTGCCGGCCCGATCGTAAAGGCAAGCGGTTCATGTACCACCATGAACGTATTTTCTGGCATCGTAATGCGGTCGCCTGCCATTGCGATCAAAGACGCGGCTGACGCGGCGAGGCCGTCGACTCGGGTGTTGACCGTGGCGGGGTGTGCTTTCAGGGTGTTGTAAATCGCAATGCCCGCAAACGAGTCGCCGCCGGGCGAGTTGATTCGCATGTTGATTGTCTTGACCGGCCCGAGTGCCTTTAGCGCCCGGTCGAATTCAGCGGCGCCGATGCCCCACATGCCGATTTCGTCATAGATCATGACCTCGGCCTCATCTTCATCAGAGTCGGCCGGTTTCTTTGCTGCGATTGAAAACCAGGTTCGCGGATTTGGCATGACCGTTCCTTTCAATGGGCGAGTCCGTTTATCGGGGTCGCCGCCGCCGCCGCCCGTTCCATTCGTTCGAATGCTTCGGTCAGCCGTAGCATTGCTGCAACGGCATCTTCGGTCGGGGCCTCGGGCGGGACCTCGCCCGGCGGCGGCGCGGACCCGGGCGGCGGCGCGCCCGTGACCCCCGCTTGTGTCGGGGCACCTTGGAAAGCGATTTCGAGCTTGGCGGCGCGGGCTGCGTCATCGGCGATTTGTTGGTCGTTTTCCATCGGGTCATAGCCTTCGGCTTCCACGACCCGCGACCGCGGTTTGAAGCCTGCGTTGACCCCGATCAATTCCGCCATGCGGTCTTTCAGCGGGTCAACCCAATCCCAAGGCGGCGCAATCCATTCCGTCGCCTGAAACTGACTCGGGTCTTTGGCATAGCCGGCAAGGTTCAAGGCGCCAGACAGAACAACCGTATCAAGCCAACGTCGCAGCACGGGCTTGCAGAGTTGATGGCAGATAACATGACTCTGCAGCGACCCCATGCGCCGGCGCATATCAAGCAAAGCCGATCGTTCGTTGCTGTAATTGGCCCGCGCCTTGTCGCCGGTCACGCCCGAATAGGGCAACCCGACCGCCGAACAAAACCGGCAAAGGTTCCGGTATTGAAACATATCATAGGTGTTGCCGACCTCGGCGGGCGCGGCGACCGTGACGTCTTCACCCGGTTTCAATTGGTGCGCAACGCCCGGCTGCAAGTCAATGATCACTTCATCATCGCCGCTCGCCGCCGCGGCCTCTTCGGCTGCGCGATCGAACACGGATGGCGTTTGCTCCAAACGCTTCACAAACACGCTGAATAGGGCGGCGGTTTTCTTGCGTTCCATTTCCGCGTCGTCATAGGCATCAAGCATCCAAAGCGACACGATAGCCGGGGTCATGCGCGGCAGGCCGCGGATTTGCCCGGACTCAATCGGGTCATGAATATGCAAGACCTCACCTGCCGGAACGATGGTGACGACTCCAAAGTTTTGCGATTGGGTCACGTCGCCCGGGTGCACCTTCCAGAAGTGATAGGCAACCCGCCGCCCGATCTTGTCGAATTCGATGCCTTGCCGAACCCGGTTGCCGTTTGCCAGCCAAAGATTCCTTTCCGTTGGCAATTGCTCGGAAGGCAAAAGCTCTAGCTGCAGCGGAACGGACAGATTGTCGATGGGGCGGCGAGGTCGAAAGCGCACGAAACATTCGCCCGCTATGAATAGCTCGCGCGCAATCCGGCGCTGTAGCCCATAGAAATTTGTCACGCCTTCCGCGTCACACTCGTCGACCCAAAGTTTCCACAGGTCGCGCACGGCATCGCGTGCACCTTCCGCCTTGATTTGCCATGACGGATGAATGCCCGTGCCGATCAGATTTGCCGCAAAGCATTCCGTCGCCCCGGCTGCATAGCCGTTGTTTCGCGTCAGGTAGCGCGCCCGGGCCAACACGGTCTTGCCCGATGCGCCGATCAGGGTGTTGACGTGCGCCCGGCTAGGGTTCCAGCCGGACAACCGGCGCGCCATGCGCCCGGCTTCAAGCTCGGGAAAGACAGATTTGATCGCACGCCCAAGCCCAATCGCTTGCAGCGCACGGGCGAGCAAACCGGGCATGGTCACAAATCCTTGTGAGAGGTCAGTTTGTAGGAACGGACGATTCCGGTATTCGTGATGTTGGCGATATCGTTTTCGATCGAAGCAAGCGCCGTGCGGATTTGATCCACGCTGCGATAGGTAACGGACGTATCCGCATGCTGCACGGTCTGCGCGCCTGACGCCAAGGCGGCGAGCAACGTTTCGCGCCGGGCGTATAGCTGTTGCAGGGTCGCCATTGGTCACCATCCATCCATGTAGGAAGACCGCCGCGCCTGCGGCCTTGGCTTGTTCACAAGCCGGGTCTTTGGTTCCGGCGGCGGACCCGCGGGCGGTCCGGCCGGCGCGGGCGCAGCCTCGACTCCGGGCGCAGCCGGCGGCGGCGGCGAGGTCGCGGGCTGCGCACCAAAGGCGGCGCCGATCGGCACGCCACGCAAGCCGGCAAGGTGTTGCCACTCGCGCGGGGTCATGCGGTTAAGCCCGAGGTAGTCGGCTAGCGCATGGTTGTATATGCGGCAGTCCAAAAAATGATTGGGTCCGCGTTCCTTCCAAACCCGCCGCAGCCGCCCCTTGAACCTTTCGTCGACCAGATATTCGTTTGTTAGCTGCACGAAATAGTGCGAGTCCATCCAATCGCCAAAATGCAGGCACCCCGCCGGTTCCTCTGCCGCGCCTTCCGCAACGCGGGTCTTGCGCAGCGCTGCGTATAGTTGGGCCTTGAGTGCCCATACCCCGACCGTCCAAACACTCGCGCCTTGCGCAATCTTCTTTCCCGCCACGTTCACGTCGACCAGGGTCGGGGTGCTGATAGGCTGCCGCGCCCATCCGTCGCCGCCCTTAAGCGCAAAGGTCGCGGGCCGCTTGCGGCACCACGCGTAAACAACATTGGACCGGAACCCGCTATCAACACCAAAGGCATCGATGCTGCGCATGTGCCCGAACGAGTCCGGGTATTTGGTTTCATATAGCTTTGCGAGCTTGGCAAACGCCCCGGCCTCGGGGTCATCCGTGTCGCCGCCTATCACCAGCGCGTCGACCACCCATGATTGCCGGTCTGGTGCATATGCGACAATCTCAACATAGATGCCGTTGGCTTGCACGTCAGCGGCGGCGGTCAGCAGCAAACATTGCGGCGGAATGCGGCCCCGGTCATAGGACTCGCGCAGCGCCATTAGCCTTTCATGGTCCGGCGCGTCGCCGCGGATTTCGTGCGCCCGCCCGAGTGTCAGGTTATCAAACGCCTTTTGTTTGACCGGGTCGTCTTTCGATTGCAGGAACCGCGCCGCAATCGAGTCCCATGGCACGAATGGCGACGATAGGGCATCGAAATGGTATGACCAATGTTTACCCGGCCCGGGCGCGGTCGCGATCCATTCGCCTTTGCGCACCATGCCATTTTTCTGGTCGCTGTTTATCGTGGTGCCGCAGCATGGCGTTATGTAGTGCGCGTCGTGCGGGTGTTCCTTATTGAACCGGAATTGCGGGCCAAACGTGAAAACAAACTGCGCGCCGCAGGCCGGACAAGGGACATGCCAGTATCTTTGATCCCCTAGCTCAAACTCGGCGTCAATGTAGCATGACCCTTTGATAACCGGAGTCGAGATTGACAATTCTTTGTAATCGCCGGTCATCAGGAACGCTTCATAGCGCGCTGCAATCATCTGGTGCGGCGACCCTTGCCCATCCAAATCTTCCGGGTATTCGCTCGCCTCATCCTTGACGACCTTTTTTACGGTCTTGCCGCGCAGGTCCGCGGTGCTGGTCGAAATCGCCAAGGTCAGCGCGCCGCCCGGGTAACGCTTCACATGCATTGTTGACCCGCGGGCGGACCGGGAGGTCTGCGGCGCAACCCGCGCCTTGAGTGTCGGCGACTCCTCGATTGCCGGGGTTAGCTTTTCTTTGTTGAAATCGACCATGGCTTGAATGGTCGGCTGCACCAGCATGATGCGGCAAGGCTCACGGTCGATTGAATGCCCGATCGCGGCAATCGCAAGCAACGTGAAACCAGTCTGCGCAGACTTGCGAATGACAATCCGGTTGACCCCGGCCTCGGCATCGCTAAAGGCGTTCAACGGTTGAACCAAATACGGGGTCAGCGTCGGATTGAACCGCTCGCCCGCATATGGCCCATCCGGGACAACCAAATTTTCCGCCGCCCAATCCGCAGGCGTTATGACCTCGCCTTGCCGGAATATCTTTTCCAGCGACCGCGCGACCACGGCAAGCGCAGGTGTGAAACCCTCGCCCGGCGGGACAAGCGGGCTTTCAGGCATCGGCCTCGCCCGTCAGTTTCATGTTGTCCGCTACCGCCCGGCGCAGGTCGCGCACAACTTGCCGCAGCGCCGCCCGCCCGGCCTGCACCCCGCCGCCGGCAAAGGCCGCGGCGAGGTCTTCCGCCGCAAGCGGCAGCCGTTCAAGCTCGCGCACTATCGCCTGCGCGCAGTGTTCCATCGCCCGGGTCACATCCTGCACCAGGACAAGGCGACCCATGCGCCGCTCATATTCCAGCCGGTCAAGCCGCGCCCGGTATTCCTCCCGGGCCGCACGTGCCCGCGTCAGCCCCAGATATTCAAGCTCGCCATCCGCCGCCGGCTGCGTTGGCAACGGCGGTAGCAACGGCTGCGCCGGGTCGGGGCTTGCCGGCGCGGCTACCGGGTCCGGCTGGTCGGCAGGCCGCAGCGTTTCGGTCAGCGCCAAAGCCGCGTCAGCCTCGGCGACCGCCACCAATTGCTTGCGACCGTCGCCCCCGCGTTTGGTCTTGAGCTTGCCCGCCGTGATTTCCCGCCGCAGCCGCGTTATCGGAATGCCCCGCATCCGCGTGTATTCAGCCAAAGAAACATGAGTCATGCGACCTGCCGGGGGTTAGAGGTAACCGCCTAACTAACAAACTGTCTCTTATACACATCTGACGCTGCC